TAGATATAATACAATCAAAAAATTATATCTTGCCAGAGTTATCACTTGATATACTCTGGCGTGCTGACACCGGAAAGCACAAGAAAAATAAACTAATACTTTTAAAATCTTTAAATAGTACAAATTATGGCAGAAAATACAGGAGGCTTTAACCTAGCCCATGCCCAAGCAATAAGCTCCGCGGCTTCAGCTGCTGGAGCGGTCTCGGCGGCTGGTGCTTCAAAAAGAAATCTACAAAGAACAATAGACGCTCAAAAGGCTGCGGCTGACCTTGCATACAGTCGCGACGTCGAACAATGGAACCTAGCAAACGAATACAATTCACCGTCTGCTCAAATGCAACGAATGAAAGACGCAGGTCTAAACCCGGCTATGATGTATGGCTCATCTGGAGGAACCACTCCCGCCGCAACCCTACCAAAATACTCTGTAACAAGACCTGACTATTCGCAACAGAAATCAATGGGCGGTGCCGTTGGTCTTGGCCTTGGTGGTATGCTATCACAATACAATGACCTACGCATGCAATCCGCTCAACGTGATCTTGTACAAGAGCAAGCAAACACTCAACGAATAGGCCAGGCAATCCAAATTGCAAAACTACCTGGAATAAGAGGTCAATCTAAAATAACATCAGAACTGGCCCGTTATGCTTCTGGTATGGCATGGCAACAAAACAGAATGTTAATTGCACAATCTGGCGCAGCAATGATAAAAAGAAAAATCGCTGGCGAACACTACGAACAATCCAGAACACAAACCGCCTTTAAACGTGAAGCTCTACAACTCAAAAAATTCGAAGTCGATCTATACCGACAATTACAAGGGATAAAAGGAGCTTCACAAATATTTCAAATTATCAAATCAATATCTGGAAGATGAAATTATTAAACCCTTATCACCCTCAAAGAGTGTCTTTGAGGTATCTATTAAATCAAATTAAATCCATTAAAAATGAAAAGGTACACACCGAAACGCAACAGGAGAATCAAACGTGGTCGAAAACGTTCTACAAGACGATCAACGAAAGTAAGACAAAGTAGAGGCGGAATCAGACTTTAAACTATGTGCACTAGCCCTCTCAATCTCTCCGACCGCACGGTAAAGTGTGGGCAATGCAAAACATGCCTACAAAACAAGGCCTATGAATGGGCCAATCGTTTAGGCATCGAAGCAAAAAACAGTAGCTCTGGCTACTTCATCACTTTAACATATCATGATGATAAAGCAATCTGGGTAGATACTTATCACGAAATAAAAAGTCCTCCAAAATCATACATGGGACTTACTCCACGATCGGAACTCTCGAAAGTACCTATCACAGTTACTACACTCTCAAAAAGGGATGTTCAACTCTTTATGAAACGATTACGCAAATATCAAGAACGTTTCAAAGATGACTCCCGATACAATACACTTAGATACTATTTAACCGGTGAATATGGAACCAAAACAAAAAGAGCGCATTATCACGTCTTACTATTTAACGCATTTCCCGAAACGATCGAAGCGTGTGAGCATCTTTGGGGAAAAGGCTCTGTACATATTGGTGACCTCAATGATAATACTATCCGGTATGTATCTAATTATATGCTTACTAAAAACATAGATTGTTATGAAAACCAAGAGCGTCCGTTCTCCCTAATGAGTAGACGGCCAGCAATCGGATTCGATTATGTATCCCAGAACTGGTCTTCTCACATGAAAAACGCTTCACACAAATTCAAACTCCCTACTAAATCTAGACCCAATCTCCCTCGTACATATGAAAAATATGTGATACTACCCGAGGATAAAGAATTGGTAAGGAAAAACAAGGAAGTTGAATACAATGCGTTCAAAACTGATCAACTTCAGGACGCAGAAAAAAAATGTCCTGAGGACCCACTCGGCTACATCCGAGAACAAAAAGCACACAAAGAGAAAATTAAATTATATAGAGCAAAAAAACGTAAATTATGAGTAACCTATTTCAACAAGTCGCAGGTAAACGAATCAAACGAAACAAGTTTGATAAATCACACGAACGCAAACTAACTATGAACATGGGAGAATTAATCCCCATGTATCTAGACGAAATAGTGCCGGGCGATAAATTCAGAGTAAAATCTGAAATATTCAGTCGATTCGCTCCACTAGTCGCACCTATTATGCACCGCATAAACATCCAAACACACTACTTCTTTGTACCTAACCGCCTAATCTGGGAAGATTGGGAGGAATTCATTACCGGTGGCGAAGATGGAACCGCCACTCCAATATGGCCGACAATCAGTATAGGTACTGGCAATACTGCAAACTGGTCTAAATCCTCCCTAGCTGACTATTTAGGCTTACCAACTCCTGAGGCTGCAAATCCTTCAGAAAAGAAAGTTTCAGTTCTACCGTTTAGGGCTTATCACCTAATATGGAATGAATACTTTCGGGACCAAAACCTTCAAGAGGCTACAACCTTAAGCAAAGCATCAGGCCCAGATAATAACCCTGTTATGTTCACTAAAAAAAATAGGTGCTGGCAGAAAGATTATCTTACATCCAGCTTACCGTGGGCCCAACGTGGAGAAGAGGCAACACTACCAATCGGAAACGGTGTTCCTGTATATAAATCCACAAGTGAAGTCTATAATGCAGATGGCTCCGCTCCGGGAAATGGTGGTATCGGAACCGTTGACGGATCAGTAAATGATCTACTAGTAGGCCAAGACTTTGCCGACGGTGGAAACGGTGAAAACGGACGCATCGAAAACATAGATTCAATCAATATAACTGCCGAAACATCAATAAACGATCTACGTAAATCTGTAAGGCTTCAAGAATGGTTAGAGCGACAAGCAAGAGGCGGCGCGAGATACATCGAGACCATTTTAAGCCACTTTAACGTACGATCATCTGACGCAAGACTTCAACGTCCTGAATTCCTCGGAGGTGGATCAACACCTATGCAAATAAGCGAGGTCTTACAAAATTCAGCGTCTATCATAGAAGGTACAGACCCTCACAACAATTTCCCTCCATCACCACAGGGCAACATGGCCGGTCATGGTGTAGGAGCTTCAACTCAAAACGGCTTTAGCAAACGATTCGAAGAACATGGTTTCGTAATCGGAATAATGTCAGTTATGCCAAAAACCGCATATCAACAAGGAATTAATCGAATGTGGACAAGACAAGATAAATTCGATTACTACTGGCCCGAATTTGCCAATCTTGGAGAACAGGAAGTAAAAAACCAAGAGGTATTCCTATCTAATGATCCGGCCATACAGGAAGAAACATTCGGTTATCAATCTCGATATGCCGAATATAAATACGGCCAATCATCAGTACACGGTGACTTTAGAGATGAACTCGATTATTGGCACCTAGGAAGACAATTCGATTCACAACCCGTACTCAATTCCTCTTTCGTGGAAGCTGACCCGGACCCGCGCATATTTGCGGTAACCGATCCAGCGGAAACGAAAATCTATTGTCAGATATACAACAAGGTTGACGCATTGAGACCGATGCCATACTTCGGTACTCCACAATTGTAAAAATCTTGTGTCAACCCATTAAAGCCATGTTACAAAGTAACGCGCGAAGCGCCCCACCACGTACAAAAGCAACCCTACTCGCATACATCTTAGCGGTAGTGGTTGCCGGAGGCTTTAAACAATGTACCATT